GTAAGGGCTTCTGCCACTACTGGGAATTGTTTAGAGAATATTTCCTTACAGGTATTTGCAATATCCATATGCTCTTTCTGTGTTCCATGTCCAGAACGTAGATTAATATAATGTATCCAAGAACGACAAGAACCAGTCATGTATATTCTTGTAGGAGTAGCAAGAGGCAATACAAACCTAGCAGACTCTTTTGCTATACCATCCTTTAACATATTTTGATACAACTTCATTCCTTCTTTGAAATGCTTCTGCATCTTTCTCTCATAATGACTTATCAATCTAGGACTTACATCATCAATAGAATTCTGTCTGTTCTTTTCATCTTGCCTGCGTAATTCGGGTAAGGGAATTTCATCAGCAAGTAAACTACTATCAGCATACCTCTGAGAGAACTCTTGGTATGTAAATGATCTATGTCTTAGTATCTGTGCTGCTAATCCTCTAGTAGTTTCAATCTCTAGAGTCATAAATGCCTGTTCAAAGACGGACCAATGCCCGTGCTTTATGCAATAACCCAACAAACCACTGACGTTTGGATTGTCTTGGTTCTTTGGGTTGCTCACTCTCGCTACGTACCCCATCATCTTTTCCGCTTCTGGAGTTACGCTCACTAACTTCACGTTCATGCTGTTTCTTTTCAAGTTTGAGTTGTTTTCTAAAGATTTTAGCGAATTTTACTTCTTCCTTACTATACAATTCAGGATGTTTCTTTGCCCTCTTGAGTATCAGTTTGGCTGCCTTCTTGTCTTTCATACTTACCGTAGTACGCTTTAAAATATGAAACTATTCCACTCGTCGTCATTTGTTTACTACACCATTCATCTGCACACTCATAGATTGCTCTATTTGTATGAGTGTTTCCAAAAGTCTTTAGCAATAAAGACAATGCATATTGTCTAGTTTTACTATCCATCGTCATCCTCAAAAACCTCATCATAATCAAGAATTTGTGTAGAGAATGCTGGATTTGACTCCATTGCATCAGTGTTAATGTAAGCATTAACATCAGAATGAACCTCAGACTCTAGTTGATCAACTAAGAGTTTAAGATTCCTGACAATTAGTTTTAGTTTCTCTTTGTCCATATGGTATTTATCACTAAAACATAATAGCATAAAAAAAGAGGGCTTGCAAGCCCTCTTAGCGTATCTGTAAGTCAGATATTATACAGCAATAAGTTTCTTAGAAACTTTAAGTCCACGATACATTAGATCGTGATTACGATGCTGTTGAGCCTCATCGAGTACTTTTTTGTTGTACTCAGCAGTGTCATACTCGACACCCCGATAAGTGACTTTTGCCATTGGTTTACTCCTGAAGTAGTTGGATTTTTAGGCCCCGTTCCTTCAGTCATGTGCGTCCCATATACATCCTTTAGTGCTATTCTTAACCATTTGAACCAATTCGGTTCTATGTTGAGTTGAAGGTGATATCTTATCGATAAGACCTTGCCCCTCCTCACAAGTTAAAATAGCAGCAATTAAAATGTCCATGAGATGAACGTTCCGTTCCGTGACTTACTTGCGACCCCTATGGGTTGAACGTATGTGTTAATAATAACACAGTCATACTATATAGTCAAGTACTAATGTATCGGATGATACAGTTTTCTATTCTTTTAACATTTCATCATGGATAGCACGTGCTGATGCGTTGTGTTCAATCAATTTATTCATCCATACCCGTTCCTCTAATGTAACAGGAACACCATCAGTTGTAATTATTCTGCATAAGATGTCCGTAAGTTCTAGTCTGTAGTTCGTGCTTAACATGTTCAATTGCCTGTGGTAGAAGTGCGTACTCTTGTCTTTGTATTGCCTTTGTTAAAGATTCTACATCATCATGAGGTAAAATAGGAACTTTACCCTGCATTATAATTTCACCTCCATCTAATTCTTCATTGACATAATGAACTGTACATCCAGTCTCAACCTCACCTGCCTCCATTGCCTGTTCAACAGCATTCAATCCCTTATACTTGGGCAGTAATGAAGGGTGTACATTAATGATAGGAGCAGGGAAAGCAGCAGGATTTTTGATAATTCTCATGTACCCTGCTAATACTATGAGATCAACCCTCCATGATTCAAATAGTTTTATCATCTGCTCTTCTTCTTTAGCACTAACATAGCAATGAGGAATGCCAAACTTTGCTGCTCTCTTTAGAGCACCACATTTCTTTTTGTTGTGAATCATAATCACAACTTCATCCTTATTACAGGTGCGAAGGATGTTCTCGAAGTTTGTTCCGTTACCAGAACACATAACTCCTAGTCTCATTTTACTTCTTAGTAGTGTTGCTACGTGTTCTATTGATGATAGAGATAAACTTATCCCCTGCAAAGGTTCCACCTAAACAGACATCAATCTCATCTCCATCTTGCCAATTTACATCACCATTCATTTTGGTATGTAACATTGCTTCTTGAACTTTATCAATAACTTCTTGAGTTAGTTTCATTGGCTCCAATCTTCATAAGGTGGTTCAGGTTCATTAATACGATGCTTAAAGTGTTCTGTATCAAAGTAAGAAAATCCTGGTTCTTTCACATCATCATATGCCATTCTTATCTTCCTCCGATACTCACGTTCATCTAGTACCTCATTGATAAGAATCTTCATCTCCTTCACATACTCAGGAGTGAATAACCTACGAGGATGAATCTCCATAGGTTTATGTGGTTGTGCCTTTCCCTTTCCTTTGTAATTAGGATCAACAGGTCCACTCATCCCTTGGGTATCAATCTTTTCAGTCATAAATCATAATGGTTTTCCATATTTATCAAGCAATTTTACTTGATTTAAATTAGACTTCTCCTTCTTCTTAAGTTTCTTATATTCTTTGATGAGTTTATCAACTTCATCCTTAGAAACCTTAACCTTAAGTTTTTCATTACCATGTTTAGTAATACCAAAACCTTCAGCAGCAGACTTCTCTGTGTCATCTATGTAATCATTAATCCCTTCTTGGATTTCATCACGGATGAGAGCCTCAATCTGTGCTCGTAACATCTCATCACCCTCGTTATTCTTGCTCATTAGGTTCCTCCTCGAATGGTGACTCTTCTTTAAGTCCAGCATTATACAAACATTCATCCAAGAACATCTGTGCTATTTCATCTTCATTCATCCCATGCCCTCCTTTTCCAATCAGAATACATTGAACCATATATCATTCCTTCATGTGCTCCTATCTTAGCACCTTCAAGAAGTTCTATTTGTCTTTTAGATAAACTATCTTTAAAGATATCAAGATAATCTTTTTCCCAGTTAGGAATGTCTTTAATATATTCTTTACTCATCTCTTGGTTCCCTCCTTCTCTTCTTTCTCTTCTTAGGTGGTGGTGCTTGAACGTTCCATCGGTTAGGAGCAACCATTCCTTTAGACTGTTCCATACCTATGAAATTCTTTTGGTAATTGTCATAGTAATAATCAAATAATTCAGAAGACTTATCTGCCATTGCAATATCATATTGAATGGCATCATCAACTTTATACCAAGTAAGGTATGCAGTGTATGGCAACTTAGAATTATTATCTTCATCAGGTTTACAGTTCTGATGAATGATTGATATGGAAGGAGTGTAATTGGTATTCAATTTACAACACCTACCTCATACTTAGTACCACCTCTACCACCCCATTCAATGTCAGTATAAGCCTCACCAACAATGTCTTGTGATAATGTAGGATACTTTGCTACCAATCTATGATCTTTTACAAGGATAAGTATCTGAGCTTCTTCTGGATGAAGTGTCTCAAGAATCTGTATGAAGATGGACTCTCTACGAGTCTTAGAGAGGGATGGATTGCCTCCTTGTATAAAGTTATAGAAATGACGCTGTTCCTGCCTTAGAGACGTATGCTCAGTCCCTGCAGGGGCATCGTTAGGCCTGAATGGAACCTCTCCTTCTGGTAAAGCAGACTGAACAGTATCATCAAAGTTCCAAATCAGAAGAGAAACTAAGGCATCATTACGATACTCTCTAAGAAGATCAATCTTCTTCTGCCTACCTCTAGTCTTGTTAACCAAGTCAAGGATTTCTGATTGGAAAGGATTAGGTGGGAGTTTTACTTGAGGAAGTGGCTTCTTTGCCTTAGTTGTCCTCTTCTTCCTCTTCGATCCACTCGCTAGAGTGACCTTCTCCGAATTCTCCCCCTGTCCAAGGGCTGCTGATGTTGTCGCCATGTTCAAATCGTAGGGCTAAAATTTCATCGGGAATAACATTCCCATGTTGATCATACATCTCAGGATGTAGATTGTCACGGTGATAAGGATTAGATTTAATAGCATGTGATTGTGCTAACCATCCGATTCCAAATCCAACTAATAAAGAAAGTATACTACTTATGGTAGCAAAAGTCAAGGTGACTATAAGAGTCTCGTTCATCATCCTCCTCTGAGTTATGGTGATTTCCTTTTAAAATCTAAGGAAAGTTCAATGTAGATGTGAATTTCTCTCTTGAAAAAAGAAACCATCTGTCCAAAAATAAATTGAAATGACTTTGGTTCCCTCCTCTTTTTGGGTTTTTTATTGCGGAGCATCAACTCCACACCTCTATTTATTTCCAACTGAGGTTTTTTTTCTACCTGGTCTCCTGTCGTGTTCATAACGAATTGCGTCCTCCATCATACCATAAAGATACTTTCTAATTTTACGTGCCTTTGGCTTAGGTATAAAACCATATGCCTCACGTAATTGTTCATGTTCACGGTCACGTCCTCCTTTAATGTACTCATCTAATTGATAGATAGCATCACTAAGTTCTTTAGCAACACTGCTGTGAATAAATTCGGTCATATCTTGTCGCTTCATCTTTAAACCCTTAGCAAACTGATAAAGATTTAAAACATAACGATCATTGTTGAAGACCTCATCTATTGCTTTATCTACTGCTATGTAAATGTCCATTAAACTTCCAAATGTTTTTGCTCACGTAAGAATTTAATTGTTTCAGAACACCCACCAACAGGTTTCTCATTATACGTAACCTGAGGAAACGTTGCTCCGTTTCCATACTCCTTATAGAAAGCTTCCTTTGTGAAGTTTTCTCCCAACTTGTACACCACGTGTTTTAATTCAGCAAACTGTAATAACTGTACCACCTTATCACAGTAAGGGCAACCGTCTTTAGAATAGACTACAAATTCTTGGGTCATTTTATTTGCGTAGGGTTTGTAGATAGATTAGTACTGTGTCTCTCACTGACATCAGTTCGTTATAACACTTCTGATTGTGAGCACATGCACGTAGAGCATTGTCTGGTTTGTGTACGGATTCGATATACAAATCTAATCCACGATTCCATTTCTGCTCTTGTGTTTCTTCATCTCCAATTGTGTTCTGATCTTTCATTGAATAATAATGTTACAAATGTTATGTATAATTAATGAGGATTATAGAGCCCTAAGTAGTAGACAAACGCACATATGGTAACGACCATAAGAAGACCAATCAAATAAACCATAAGAATTTTTGAACTTCTCTCAAAGTATAACACTACCAATCAGGATATGTCCACTCCATTGGTTCTATTTTCTTTCGAGTTGAAACAATTCTTCTTATAGTACAAACCTTACACTCATATGAATAAGAAGATGGTAAGGTTCCTCTCTCCTTTCTGGTACGATAGAAACCGTCAATAAGGTTCTTTACCTCACCACACTTCCTACACTTCCTGTCCTGTAGTAAGAGGTGTCCTAATGTTACCTGATCTTCTAAGTCCATCATCCACTCTGTCCTTGATTAATTCACCATAATTTTCATGTAATTCACATCCTATATAATCTCTATTTAATATCTTGGCAACCATAGCAGTGGTTCCTGATCCCATAAAAGGATCCAATATAATATCACCTTCTTCACTACCTGCTTTAATACATGGTTCAATTAAGTCAGGTGGAAAGACTGCAAAGTGAGCACCTTTGTATGGTTTATTTGTTATACTCCAGACACTACGTTTGTTCTTCGTTGGATATGATTTAGTAAGACCAGAATGAGGTTGCAATCCTGTACCTTTATTATGATACTTACCATTAGTTCTATTGCGTGTACCCCAATCTTTTGCTGGTTCTTTAATAGCTTCATTATTATAATAGTATTTCTTTTTCTTACTTAAGAGGAAGAGATACTCATGCGACTTAGTACACCTATCTCTTACACTCTCAGGCATTGGGTTTGGTTTATGCCATATAATATCCTGTCTTAGATACCATCCATCTGCTCTTAATGCAAATGCTAACATCCAAGGAATACCAATAAGATCCTTTTCCTTTAGTCCTTCTAACTTATTACCTCTCCTTGCACACTTGTCTGGTAAATCCTGCTTACTGTTAGCAACAGTTTGTTTAACTAATGCTTGCCCTTTTCCTGGTCTATAGTTATAATAACTATCACCCATGTTTAACCATAATGTTCCATCTTCTGTTAAATTATTACGCACCTCTCG